CCTGATACTGATACTTAGCAATAATAAGCACAGCAGCAGGAATGGTAGAAGGGACAAGGGATGTGTAACAAGCATCGTAAATACGACGAAGAAGTACACTAGAATCGTTGTCCAGGTTATTGACCACCCATTTACGTACTTCAGGGAAGTTCTTCTCCTTAAGTCGTTTAACCAATTCATCAGTTTTTACCTCACTAAAGGAAGCGAGAATCGCTGCATCAATCTTACCTCCAGCAGAATAACGTTGACACTCATTCAAGACACGACGCCAGTCTGGGAAGTGCTTGTTGATGAGCTCTACCAGGACCTTGTTATCATATTCAATACCCTCTGCATCCAGGATTTGTTGGAGGCGTCCAAAGAACTTGGATGCCATCTCTGGACGCTTGCTTGCGGGGATTGAGAACTCGACCACTGCACATCGGGAGTGGAGGGGTTCGATGATTTTGTTTTTGTAGTTGCAGGTAAAGATGAACCTGCAGTTGCCAGCAAACTCCTCAGTAAACGCCCGTAAGAGGAGTTGTACGTCATGGGTTGTGTTATCTGCCTCATCAATGATGATGACTTTATGCTTAGCAGTTGACGTAAGAGATACGGTCGAAGCGAAGTTCTTCGCATTGTTTCTGACGGTATCAAGGAATCGTCCTTCATCGGATCCATTGATGACATAAACATCTACTCCCAGTTCGTTGCAGAGTGCTTTAGCAATGGTTGTCTTACCACACCCAGCAGGTCCAGCAAGAAGGAGATTAGGAACCTCACCCTTAGACAAGAATTCCATAAAGGTCTTCTTGATCTCCTTGGGGAGGATACAATCCTCAATTGTTTTGGGTCGATACTTCTCAACCCAAAGGAATTCATCACGAGTCATATCCAATCTTGTTTTTTGGATCAGTAATAAAGAGAATGAAGCATAGACCCAGATGTGGATGAACCAAGCACTTAGATAAAAGTAGAAGGGTCATCGCTTGGGTTATGTTCATTGTACCAGTTTTGACATTGAAATTGCCAGTAGGAATGATAACATAATCACCACATCCCAGGCTTTTGTTTTTGCAAAATACGGAATCGAGATCAAATCAGCGATAAAGTTGATGATCACACCCGTAAGAACATTGACATGGAGGATAATGAAATAGGCAGCAATGACACCAATGCTGCCCACAATCCTCATCAACGTAAGAGTACGCATTAGAAGTTAGAATCAGGTTCCAAAGCAATATAATAGGTCAGATCATAGTCAGTGTTGGTAAACTTTGACAAAAGTTTACTAGAGATGCTGACCTTGTAATCACCAGGGATAACCTTGATGTTCTCAACTTTAAAGTGGAAGCAGAACTCTCCGTCAGTCTCACCAACAAGAACCTGGAAGTCGTTGGAGGTATCGTTCTTCTTGTCATGAACGACAAGTTTGACAACTCCTGCTTCACCAACAACAGAGAGATCGGGAAGTTGGAATGCCAGAACTGCTTTGCGAATCTTCTCAAGTTGCTCTGCAGCAAGTTCAAACTCTACGTCCATTGTGGGAAGAGTTAGAGACTTCTCAGGGGGTACTACGATTACACTGGGATCAGCGAAGAAGTACTTGGAGCGAGTCTTGCCTTCGCGAATGACGACGTGCCCATCATTAGCAAAATCAAGTTCTGGTTGATTGTGCAGGAACACACCACGAAGGAACTGAGTCAGATCATAGATCGCAAAGTCCTTAGGGAAGTCTTCCTGAATCTCCGCTTCTGCCATGATGTTCTTCATCACAGAGATAGTACGAAGTTTGTTGCCCTTCTTGAACAAGATAGACTGGTTGATGTCCGAGAAGTTCTTCAGAAGGTTGATGGTTTTATCAGAAAGTTTCATAGGTGCCCTTAGTTTCATTATGAAGTCCAGAGAAGTGGTAGAGAAGAACGCAATAGTGGATTGCCTTCAAAATGTCTTGCTTTGACTTACCGTTCTTCTTGCCAAATCGAGACAAATATTTGATTGCGTTGGATCTGCAGAATGGTTCTGCATCACCAATACTCTCAATCAGGTCCAGGGTCTGAGTCTTAGAGTCCTGGGAAGTATAGTGAGATTTGTATGTTGAGGAGAGGTACTCACGAACCTCTTTCATGGTTTTATCTTCTTCATACTTCCAAAAACCATTGTTCGCAAGTGGATCAAGGTTTAGTTCAATTTTGTCTTCGGGTTCCATAGTAAGGTCGAATGTAATCATATCACCTGACGCTGTGCCAGGATTGCCAGTCAAACTAATGCCGTCCTCTTCCCAAAAATCTTGACTAGAGTCTTTGAATGGATTGGGGCGGTTGGGGTCATTACGATCAAAGTCGTAATAGTATTTGGAATGATCTGCCATAGTAATTTCCATAATAAAAAAAGGGGGAGGCATTATTATCCTCCCATATTATATCAGGATCCAATCTCCTGGTCAATGGGATTGTAGTTCTTCATCGCATCCTCATCAAGCGAAGGAAGATTGAAGTCAGCATCAACTTTGTCATAGAGTTCCAAGAATGCCTGCTTGGTGTCTTCATCAAATCGATTGATGCAGACCTGCATTGCCTTCTCTTTGTTACCAAAGATCTCATATGCTTTGACAATGTGAACGAGACGACGAGTGCTGATAATCTCTTCAATACCACCGTCATAGAAGGTCTTACGGATAATGTCTGCCCAATCCACAAGACGCTGACAGAAGTCATCATCACTACAAATCTTGGAGAGAATGTTCTTCTCAACAGAGACCGTAGGATAAGACTGCTCAAAGGTCACTGGGAATCGCTCAAGGAATGCTTCGTTGAGCACGTTAGTTCCAATGAATCGTCCATCATCTGAACCTTTACCTTTAGTGTTTGCGGTTGCGATGACATTGAAACCTGCAGCAGGTCGAACAAACTTTCCGATCTTTTTAAGAAAGACTCCATTTCCTTCAAGGATACTTTGGAGACAGAGAATTTTGTTACTAGCGAGGTCGATCTCATCAAGGAGCAAGATAGCTCCTCGTTGGAGTGCTTCAATGACTGGGCCATTGTGCCAGACGGTTTCACCATTAACAAGACGGAAACCGCCAATAAGATCATCTTCATCGGTTTCAATAGTAATGTTTACACGAATCAGTTCCCGACCCAACGTTGCACACGCTTGCTCAACTGAGAGCGTTTTGCCGTTGCCAGACAATCCCGTAATGAACGTCGGATAGAATAGACGGGACTGAATAATTTTTTTAACATCAGCGAAATTGCCAAACTTGACGAAGGAATCATCTTTTTCAGGGATAAGGTTCTGTTCGATAGCGGGCATTGCAGCAGGTGCCTGATAGTTCTGCTCCAGTTTTTCCTGGACGGTCAGGTTCCACTTGCCGCGACTGACTTTGCAGTCAGCAATTTTATTGGTAACGGTCTGGTAGTTAACATCGTTCATCGCACACCAAGCACGAATATCTGCTGCAGTCACAGAATCTCCGTAGAGATCTTGCAGAGAACTGACGATGCCTTCTTTGGAGAGACCCATTGGATTTGTTTGAACTGAAGTTAGTATAGTGAACAGATGGGGGAACTCAGGTCCCCCGTGGACAGTTTATCAAGCGACCAGATCGATGAACTCGTTCAAGACTCGCTTGTTCATTTTCTTAGTGCGAAGACTCTTGACAAATGCACTCTTGATCTGAGATTTGGTTGCATCTTCTTTGACATCAAAGGTGTTGTCCTGCGCCAAAGAAGTGGCAGACATGGCGAAGTAGGAATGGTATCCAGAATTAGTGATCGTAAATGCACGTTCCTTCCTCCAGACAGCATGGATGCGATCATGATCATCATTCCATCGACCATAGTAGCGGGCAATGAAACCGTGAGCATCACGACCTTCGAGGACACGGATACCAATAAAGTTAGTATCCTTGAATTTATCCTTGAGATGAGTCAGGAGGACATCAGTAACTTCATACCAATTACCATTCAGAGAATAAGTGGTTCCAAGTTTACGGTCACGGAGAATGCAATTGTTGTTGCAGACTTGACGAACACCCAGATAAGGTTCATTCTCCCAGTGTCGCTGAACAGTCTTGTGATACTTCAGAGGAGGTGCTTCACCGTCAGTGAGAACCACACACTGAACCTTCTCAACATTATTCTTCTCCTTAAATTGAGGAATAATCTCATGAAGAGCAATAAGAGTATCGTTCAGAGGAGTTCCTGACAGGGACAGGTTGTTAGGGAGAGGATAATAGGTGTAGTAATTACGATTGAACCCTTCCGCAATACGGAAGATGGTCTTCATCTGGTTGTCCAGTTCTTTAACCTTTGTCTTGCTAGAGAACATGTTCATCAAAGAGAACTGCTCATAAACTTGCAAGACACCATCCCGCTTCTTATATGTATCTTGAACAGACTTGTAAACACGATCACCATGCTCATCAAAAGTGAATCCAAACTTAGGGAAGTCACTAGTAAAGGCATACACCTCGAAGGGGATGCTGACCTTCTTGCAGAACCAGATCAAATTGAACAGTTGCTTGACAGTATCCGTAAGAACATCTGACATAGATCCAGACCAGTCAAGAATGAAGATCAATCCATGGTTCTTACCATCAGGAACAACACTAACCTTCTTAAACAAATCCTCATTGTACTTATAGGTATGAAGTTTGGTGCAGTCTAGAACACCAGTACGAGCAGTAGTAGCGCGAGCATATGCACTGGCAGACTTACGGCACTCAAACTCCTTTACCAAATAGTTTACTTCCTTCTGAGCTGACTTCTTAAAGTCAGAGTACCTCTTATCAACTTCATAGAAGTACTTTGAATCAACATGATCCCAAAACTCAGGAACCGACTGATAGACTTCCTCATTCTCAATGATGATTGTATCAAGATTGACCTTAGGAATCTCAAGATATTGATTCTCGCAAAATTGATCACTAGTCAGATCCTTGATGGCATCTTCAAATGACTTCATCGTATCAACATTGAAGTCGCTACCACCGTCTCCACCCATAGTGGGTTCATCTTCTACATCTTCGGGAGATCTCTGAATATCATCATCGACAGAATCGTTGGCTCCTTGGGAGGATTCGCTGGACGGTGATTCTGATTCTCCCTCCTGACTATCCGATCCCTGTGGGATGGAGGAAGACCCACCATTATTCGACTGTAATTGAACGTCTGTAGGGGACTCTGATTTCTGTTCATTCTTGCAATAGTTGTAAATTGCTTCTGATACGTCCAGCACTTGTGCAAAAGTCTCACAATCGCGAACTGCAGATAGAAGAGACTCTTCTTCATCAGTGAATGGAATGTCTGTATAATTACCAATCTTACAATACAGATTGATCTTGTCTGCCAGATTGAATGTCGATACATCTTCATCCTCAATGGCAAAGAAGTCTTCTGCTGCCAGCTCTTCGTATCCTCGGTAGAAGGTCTTAGAGAGACCAGCATACCGACGCTTCATCATCTTCTCAATACGAGCATCTTCGACAACATTGACGATCTGGGGGTGGGATCTTGCGATCCTTGATCCAATCTTCA